TAATCTATTCAACTGAGTAATCGTAGTATGACTTTTATCTAAATATTCCAAAATATTTTCTTCATTCATTTCTTCTTCTACAAAATTTTCAATGTGTTCTATTGCTATATCTTTAGGTATATTGTACCATTCTTGATTAGAAGCTCCCTTATTTCTATCTCCATAGTCTGGATCTATTATACGAAAATCATGTTTTCATAAACTATCTATTAATTTTATGAGTTTAAAATTCCTCTCATATACTTTTTTATATCGCTTCAATGGATCATACATATTATATTGCGCTATTCTACTATCATCATTTCGTGTAGTAATTCCTACTTTACACCATCCGTCTCCAAAAGCTGAATTAGTTACAACATATACTCTACCTTTTTCTGGATCTTTGTTTAGATTATTTAAGCGTCTTTTTATCTCCTCTCTTTTATTGCTTGTTTTTCTTTGACAATCAGGCTCACAATAATAATGGCTTTCTGATATATCTGACTCTACTAATAGTTTAGTTTTAAAAACAGGTCTATAAAATATTTCACAACAACCCGGACAAGTATGTCTTATGTCATCTAAGCTAAAGTTTTTAGGTGGTTCTACAGGATCTCTTGTTCTTACTGCTTTATAGATTCCTGTCTTACTAATTCTTCTTTTTAATTTATTTGCTTTATAAGTTCTATCAATAAACTTATCAATAACATGAAATGGGGTATTTAGTAAATGTAATTGTTGGCAAACAAATAATATTTTATATTCAAAAGGGTTTCTTTTAAAATAATTTTTACCTTTTAATTCACTATAACCAAAAGGTATTACTGAATTAACTCTGCGGATACAGTTTTTAGGAAGAAAGTTTTCACCTGCTTCTTCTTCTAGCTTCCTTTTTGCCTTCCTTCTTGCCTTTGATCTTTCTTTATCTCTTGGTGTTCCTTTATTTTTATGCTCCCTAGCGCAGTCATCACATGCGTAATGACCTGATTTTCTATCTGATTCTAGCTGATTTTCTCCTGCTACAATTTTTATACAGCAATAAATACAAAAACTATCAAAACTATTTCGTTTCTTTTGTTCTTTAGGATGATTAATTTTACTTGAGTGCATTCCTCCCTTAGTAAGTATAAGACAATCTTCAAAATCTCTTATCTTATATATTGCTAATCTTATATCTCCTTTATGTTCGTCTGACATATGTCTATAATCTTTAAAAAAAGTATCATTTTTTATTTTATTTTGTAGTTCTTCTGGAAGAAGATCAGGTCTAGTTACAACTACATTTAAAAAATCAGGATACTTTCTTGTTTGTTCATATCCACTTGGGTATGTTTGAATAACTACTTCGTTTGCATTAATGGGTTTCACTCCAGTTACCTCCTATCTTGTATTCGCCAGTTAAAGGGCAGAACATATTAAAATGTTCACCTGCTTTCTCTAAAGCAAGTACACCTAATTGTCCTACCTTATCTGCATCTATGTCTTTAACTTCTAGTTGCCACTCATCATGTATGTTTGCAACAAACTTAGCATCAAGATCTTCATTTTCAATATACTGATCTAAAAAAATAAGTGCTTGTTTCATAACCACAGCACCTCCTCCTTGTAATAAACTATTTAATGCGGCATGTGCGCTTCTTACATATATTTTTCTACCATCTAATCCTCTGAGGTAGCCTCTTGCTCCTGCTTCTTTAGCTCTTTCTGTAAGAGTTCTAAGTGATGGTAAATTGCGGAGGAAATTAGCCTTAAGTTTCTTACCTGCGCTTTGGTTCGCTTTAATGATCTTTCCAATTTTCGCATCTCCCGCTCCGTAAAGAAAGGCATAGATGAAAGTTTTTGCCTGATCTCTTGATTCAAGTGATGCAAGTTTCTGATTAGTAGTGTGTATATCACCATTGATAATTTCATTTTTATACTCCTCGTCTTTCATGTAGTGAGCTAATATTCTTAACTCTAGTCCACTAGCATCTATTCCAACCAATTTGTATCCTTCTGGTACAGTCCAACATGATCTACATTCAACACCATATTCTTTATGAATGCTTGGTACTTGTGCCATGTTAGGTTTATAATGTGTCATTCTACCTGTAACTGCACCATTAGGAATAACAAACCCATGTACTCTACTTTCTTTTTCTAAATGATCTAACCATGAAAATACTTGTGCTGTTCTTTTCTCTAATAATAAAAATCTTATAAGTAAGGCGGCCTCCTTAATATTTTTTATTTTACTTAGTGTCTCTTCATTTACTACTGCTTTACCTGTTGGTGTAAATTTATTTGGCTTCCAACCTAATTCTAAAAGTCTAAATCTTATCTGATCTCTACTACTTAAATTAAACTCCTGTAGTTTCTGTCTCATAAAAGGTTTTGTATTACCAGATGAAAGACAATTATAATACTCTGTATCTGTCAACCCTACTTTAGATAGCTTACCATCCTTTTTAAATTTAGGTGTAACAAGTTTATCATCAACCATTATAGGTTTAAATGTCTTATGTACTTCATCCTCTGCGGCTTGTTTCTTTTCAGTTAGTTTAGCTAACAATAAAGTAGCATACTTTTCATCTAACAGAAATCCATTCTCTTCTTGTTCTTTAAGTATTCTAGCAACATTATGTTCTAGATCTATTGACTGTTGACTAAAGCCTTCTTCTTCTTGTTTTAATGCATCATAAACTTTATGGTTTAGATTCACATCTCCAGTACAATAAGTTAACATCTCTTCAGTATACTTTTCAAACTGTTCAGGCTGTTCTAGTTTAGGACAATTAACTCTATATCCCCATATTTTTAAACTATGACCATTCTCTCTAACAGGATTAAACAGTCTTGACATCACTAAAGTATCTTCAATTTTTCCTTTAAAATCAAAATCATATAGCCTTTCTAAGACAGGTATATCGTAGCCGACAATGTTGTGACCAATTAAAGTTTCTGCTGATTCTAAAAGAGAGAGAGCTTCTTTTATTTTATCAGGAGGAAACTTATACATCTGACCACTATCAATATCTTTAGCTACGATACACCAAACAGTTGTTAATTCAGGTATAATCTTTTCAACTTTCTTTTGTAACTCATCACTCCATACTTGCATTTTACTTTCACGAAGTAATCCATTAGCTTCTATATCAAATACTATTTTAGAACAAGAGGTTGTCAATTTTTTCATCCTCAGCAGATTCAAACAATCTACCTGTTGTAGAGTTGTACTTAAGACTACAAGCTAATCCTGTGTCACCTGTGTACCTAGACTTTAATACTCTAACCTTTGTTGTATTAGCCTGTTCAGGATCTAATGCTTGTTGGTTTCTTTCTAGTGCTATCACACAATCAGAAAGCTGTGCTATGCCTTGAGAGCCTTTTAAGTGACTAAGTGATACCTCAATACCTTTCTCATGTCCTTTATCTCCTTGCGCTCTCCTGAGATGTGAGACTAGTATCATGCCTACTCCTGTTTCTTCTACTAAACTCCGAAGTTTATTCATAAGCATATCAATACCACGCCTCTCATCTCCTTCAGTTAGTACATTCACCAACATATGCAAGTGATCTACTATCACCCATTCACATTGGCAACCCACAATAATATATCTTAACTTAGAAAAGATCTCATCTATATCTGTAGCTCCTAAGTGAGCATGAATATATACTCTACCTTTTTCTATAACCTTATCAAACAAATCTTCTAATTGTTTCCCACTATAATTTTTTCTTTTTTCATTTAAGTATATTCTATCTTCAGCTTCAATAGATAATATACCATCAGCAGTCCTCTGCCAATTCTCTTCTAGTGCAATGATACCTACATTATCTTTAGTAGTTTTAATTAAGTGATGTTCTAGTTCTCTGGTAACTGAGGACTTACCTAGTCCAGTACCACCAGTTAAAGTAACTAACTCACCTTTACGCATTCCATAAAGTTTTTTATTTAATCCTGCCCAAGGATACGGAACACTTTCTTTTACTTCTCTATTTAACCACTCATTCTTTTTACTATGCAGTTCCATGATGCCAGTAGGTGTATATATTTTAGATTCCCACCAAGCCGTTACAAAGTCTGCTCCTTTGTTCTGTCTGAGCATATCATTAGCATCTTTATAACCTTCAGGGAATGCCATTAGCTTTGCTTTGTTAGGTGATATTATTCTTGCAACTTCTCTTGCGGCTTTTCTACCTTGATCATCTGCATCAAAACAAAGAACTACATTATCAAATGATTCAACAAACTCTAGGCTACTTCTCACATGATTGACTGCATTCTTTACACCACCTCTAATAGATACTACAGCCCACTTACTACCTTGCATTTGATAAGCGGCCATAGCATCGCATTCCCCTTCAGTTATTGTTAAATACTTTCCTTTACCTTTAAAAAG